TCAGCAAGGTCTCAATCGTATGTTTTCTCGTTCTATTCGATGGGATTACTACTGGCCTGCATTGGCTCATATTGGTGAACAAGCTGTACTTAATAAAGAAATTTATGCTGTTGGTTCTGGTGGTTCTCAAACTGATGATGATGTTTTTGGTTATCAAGAAAGGTTTGCTGAATATCGTTACAAACCTAATGTTATTACTGGTCAATTTAGGTCTAACGCAACCACTCCATTGGATGCTTGGCATTTAGCTCAAGACTTCTCTGCTCTACCTGTTTTGGATGACACGTTTATTCAAGAAACCCCGCCATTTGATCGTGTGCTTGCTGATGGTGATGATCCGGATATTCTATTTGATTCAAACATGCGTTTGATTTGTGCTAGGCCTATGCCTATGCGATCTGCTCCCGGTTTTATTGATCACTTCTAAGGAGTAATTATGGGTGTTTTTGATACTCTTGCTTCTATTTTTGGTTCTGGCGCTGAGTATGCTGCGGCACGCGATACTAATAGAACTAATATAGATTTAGCTAATAAAAATCGTCAATGGCAAGAGATGATGTCTAATACTGCAATGCAACGTCGTGTTAGAGATTTGCGCTCTGCTGGTCTTAATCCTATTTTAGCTGTAGGCCAAGGTGGTGCTTCTACTCCTGCTGGTAATGTCGCAAATGTCTCTAATCCTATGAATGGTGTCGTTAATACAGCATTAGATATTAGGCGTGCGCAAGCTGAAATTAATAATTTGCGTGAACAGAATAAAAATATTCATGCTGATACTGAACTTAAACGTACACAGAAAAGAAATGCTCAAGCTCTAACGCCTGGTCTTAAAAATAAAGGTGATTTTGATGCTACTGTTTATGGCGCTGCTAATTATGGAGCTAAGAAATCTCTTAGTTGGATTAGTTCTGCTAAACAAGTCTGGCGCAAGTCTGAACTTGGTGTTTCAAAGCGTGTTGCTGTTGCTCGTCATCAACGTGCTTTAAGAAATAAAGGTTTCGGTACTTTTAACCTACATACTGGTCAAGTTTATAAATAGGAGTTTTTATGTCTAAGGATAAGAAATCTAGATTTTCACGTATACCTTATAAACGTGTTTCTATTGATTTATCTAAAGGTGGCCGTACTAAACAGGCTCATAAAGATGATTGCGATATTGATAAAATATTACGCAAGTATGCTACTACTGGAGTTATTACTCATAAGGCTCAGTATGGTGGTAAATATGATGACTTTGTTGGTTTTGAAGATTATCAATCTTGTATGAATAAGGTAATTGCTGCTCAAGATATGTTCAATACATTACCTGCTAATATTCGTAATCGATTTAATAATGACCCTGCTTCGTTTTTACAGTTTGCTCAAGACGAGAATAACGTCGATGAGCTCATTAAATTAGGTTTAGCTGATCCAAAGAAGCCTACTCAAGAACAGTCGCTTGCTGATGCCTTAGTGAAGGCTCAGAAGTCTGTAAAGGAAGTTCCCGCCGAAGGCGGGAAGGACGCGTAAGCGTCCTCCCACCAGTTACTCACTTGATGTAACTGGTGGGACTGACACCATCGTTAATCACAGGAGTTAAATATTATGCGCAAACGTATGAGAATGCACAAAAAAAGATCTCGAAAATATTTTAAAAAATATGCTAAACGCACTCATAAGCGTAATAGAGTTCGTACAGTTAAACGTGGCGGATATCGAATTTAACCAAGGCGCCCTTCGCCTCGGTTAAATTCATCATCGCTTTCATAGATAACCCCCTAAGGCTGGTTGCGTCCGGATGCCTTAGAGGGTCAATAGGAGTTTGTATTATATGGCATGTTTCAAACCTTTAATAGGTTATAAATCTCGTAATAAAAATAAATCTGGCAAACGTAGTCTTGTTTTTAAGCCTAACCTTGCTAATCGTATATTTCGTGCAAAGATTAAAGTCCCTTGTGGCCAATGTATTGGTTGCCGTCTTGATTATTCTAGACAGTGGGCTATTCGTTGTATGCACGAATTACAAAGTTTTCAACATTCTTGTTTTATAACTCTTACTTACAATGATGATCACTTACCTACTGTTACTGGTAAAAAAGGTGATACACCTACGTTAGTTAAGGCTGATTTTCAAAAATTCATGAAAAGGTTAAGGAAAAAATATGGTTCAGGAATTAGATTTTTCCATTGCGGAGAGTATGGCTCTCGCTTCGGTCGTCCTCATTATCACGCTATTCTATTTGGCATTGATTTTACCGATAGAGTTCCTTTTAAAAATAATAATGGTATTCCGATCTATAAGAGTCAGGCTCTACAAGATTTGTGGAAAGACCGTAAAGGAGAACCTATAGGATATGTCTCTGTTGGTGAAGTTAACTTTAATAGTGTTGCTTATGTTGCTCGTTATATTACGAAAAAAATTACCGGTGATGATTCTGGGTTACACTACTCTACTATTCATACTAACTCGTTAGGCGAGTGTTTACAGGTACAAAAGGAATACTGTACTATGTCTAGGCGCCCGGGAATCGGCAAAGGATGGTTCGATTCAAATATTAAGGATATTTATCCTCGTGATGAGGTTACTGTTAATACTCGTGATGGCATTAAAGTTGTGCGGCCTCCTAAGTATTATGATTCTCAGTTTGAATTAATTAATCCTTCTGAAATGGAACTTATTAAAGATTCCCGTCGTAAGCTCATACGCAAGTATGCTCCTAATAATACTCCGGAACGTCTTGCTGCTCGTGAGCGAGTTATGAAAATTAAATATGAACGTCTTATTAGACCTATAAAATAAGGATATTTAACATGCGTAAAAAGTTATTCTGTATTTATGATGCTAAGGCTGACTTCTATCATAATCCTATTGTATTTCACACTGATGCTGAGGCAGTTCGTGGTTTTGCTGATTTAGCTCGTGATAAAAATACTCATATAGGCGCTCATCCTGAGGACTATACTTTATTTGAAATTGGTATTTATGATAATTCTAGTTGCTCGTTTGAATTACATCGTACTCAAATTCCTTTAGGTAAAGGTATTGATTTTATTCAGGATAAAGAGCCTTTAGCAGAAACAGGTTCTTAATTATATAATAGACACAACCAAGCTGATTTTTAGCCTGGTTGTGTCCTATCAACTAATTGGAGTTTTGATATGTCTCGTGTACCTTCTTCTAAGCAGTATATTTTCTCTGAGACGCCTGATGCTCATATTCCTCGTTCTCAGTTTGACCGTTCTCATGGTTGTAAATCTACTTTTGATGCTGGTTATCTTATACCTTTCTATTTAGATGAAGCATTACCTGGCGATACTTTTAATATGCATTTGACTGCTTTTGCTCGTCTTGCAACGCCACAATATCCAATTATGGATAATGTTTATTTAGATACTCACTTTTTTAGTGTTCCAATTCGTTTGATATGGGAACACTGGGCAGAGTTTAATGGTGCTAGTGAAACAGCAGGTATTCAGACTACTGATTATACGATTCCAATCATGACTTCTACTGCTTCTACTGGTTACTCTGAATTGAGTTTGCATGATTATATGGGTATACCTACTAAGGTTCCTGATATGCCACATAGTTCGCTTTGGCATCGTGCTTATAATTTAATTTATAATGAATGGTTCCGTGATGAGAATTTACAAGATAGTGTTGTTGTTGATGTTGATGATGGCCCTGATGACCCCGCTGATTATGTGCTTTTACGTCGTGGCAAGAGACACGACTATTTTACTTCGTGTTTGCCATGGCCACAAAAAGGAACCGCAGTCGATCTTCCACTCGGTACTGAGGCACCTGTCGTAACTGATAATTCTCCTGTTTATATTTCTGCTGCTGATTTAACTACGTATTTGAATAGGACTATTCAAGTTAATGCTAGTACTAATGCTATGCATGCTTCTGGTGCTGCTGTTGGTGGTTCTCAACAAGATATATATTTCGGTTCTACTGGTACTGGTTTAAAGGCTGATTTAACTAATGCTACTGCTGCTACTATTAATGAATTGCGTGAAGCATTTCAAATACAAAAGCTATACGAACGTGATGCACGAGGTGGTACACGTTTAATTGAAATAGTTAAAAGCCATTTTGGTGTCTCTAGTTTGGATTTACGCGCGACAAGACCTGAGTATCTTGGCGGCGGTTCTAAGATGATTAATATAAATAGTGTTCCTCAAACTAGCTCTACTGATGCAACTACTCCGCAAGGTAATCTTGCTGCTTATGGTACTTTTGCTGTTAATCCTGAGGATAATATGGGATTTATTAAATCCTTTTCAGAGCATTGTGTTGTTATTGGATTAGTTTCTGTCCGTGCTGATCTTAATTATCAGCAAGGTCTCAATCGTATGTTTTCTCGTTCTATTCGATGGGATTACTACTGGCCTGCATTGGCTCATATTGGTGAACAAGCTGTACTTAATAAAGA